TGAATTACGTAATGTACTCTCTAGTTTAGGATCTACTTCGTAGTTACAATTAGTTTTTAAATGTTTTCTGAAGAAGTTAAAGTAACGGTCAACAGTTTCCTCCCATGTCTCTCTTCGTTTTTTACTATAGTCCCAACGTGAGTACCTAGAGAGGTGGATGTATTGTTGGTATTGTGTAGGTAGGGTCTTCATTCTCTTCCTTTCTCTCTTTCAATTAAAAAATCTATATAAGTTCTAGCTTTCAGTAAGTCATTCACCCCACCTTTATGTTGGTACCTAGAAACGTACTTGATTACATTACCTTCTAAGAAGTCTAACTCATTTTTAGTTATGTATTCGATAGGTTGTATAGCAAAACCAACCTTGTCATAGTGTTTAGGATTAGTTACCTCATCATCCTCGTATAAGTTATGTACAGTATCATCAAAAGACTTAGAAGACTTCACTATATTTTTAATATCTTTTTGGTCATCTACTCTAAACCCTTCCTTTGAACTATACCTCTCATCTAATCCATGTACCCTTTGTTCCCTTTGTTTCTGAGACTCCTTCCTTTCTCTTTCATCTATTTCGTAGTTACTCATGTTGTCTCCTTTACTGGAGGTTCCCATAATGAAGGGTACTTATCCACCCCATTAAACTGTTCCTTACGTAAGATGAACGCCATGCGTGTTTGCAGTATAGCAAACTCTTCATCAAAACCCTTCTCTTTATAAGTCTTTACCACTGCATCCCAACGACTATCATCATTTTTGTCAGCTTCCTCAAGTATTTTATTAGCTGTGATAGTACCAACACCAAGACACCCCGGATAACCGTCTACTTGGTCACCTGATAATGCTTGTCTGTAAAAGTTCTTCTCAGCATTTTTCTCTGATAGGTTGAAGATACTTTCAGTTTCAAAGTCCCAATGGTTACCGGGAACAGTTAGTAAGTCTTTATCTGTTGAAACTATACAGGTATTGTCCGGGTCTTTCGTACAATCAATACCTAAAAGATCGTCTGCTTCTAACCATTTAGATTGTCGTGACTCGTATGATTTTTTTATGTACTCCCGTGCTGGTTTGTAACACACAGGTTTTCTAAATCCTACCCTCTTTACTTTGTAGTCTGGATTTAACTCCTTTCGGAAGTTGCTGTGAGAACTTAGATACATAATAACATCATCAACACCTGACTTATTTTTAAGTGTGTTTACTTCTGAGTCTATTAGTCCTTTAACTTCTTTAAAGTCACAATGTAAAGTCCATATATCATCACCCCAATCTACTTCCTTCTCACAAACACAGCAGTTTTTGTAAACTAAAATGTCTGCATCAATTAATAGTTTCATTTATCCCCTTTAATATTAGTGAGTCTCAGCCCAATTAGATCCGAATGTATACTCACCTGTTAGTGGTACCCTTAAATTAAGAAGGTTACCTGAGTTAGTTATCGCCTCTACCGCAATCTTTCCTACTACATCTTCAAGTCCTTTACGAACTAGTACTTGTATTTCATCATGGATAAAAGCTACTTGTTGGTAGTCAACATCCTCTAAATACCCTCTTTCTTTCATCAACCTATGGAACTCAACCACCCATTTCTTACAAATAATAGCACCTGCTGATTGGCACAATGAATTAAGTGATGAGTGTGTAGATCTAACAGGAACTTTTCTTCCGTCAATACCAAACAGGTAACCTTTCTCTGCCTTCCTGAACACCTCTTCTCTTAACTTTTTAAATGCTGGTACCTTTGAGAAGAATCTATTCTTTAGTTTCCTACCTTCCCCTTTATCCTTACCCACAATCTGACCCAACTTTGCTTCTCCAGCCCCATATAGAAGACCGTAAATAAAAGTTTTAGCTTGGTCTCTACTAGGTAGGTCAGCAGCTTTCCGGTTAGCTTCGTGTATATCACCACTAACCACAGTCTTAGCGTAACGACCACCATCAAAGGAAGCAAGATAGTGAGACACAACCCTAATTTCAAGAGAGCTGATGTCGCATCCAAGTAGACTGAAGCCTTGTGGTGCATAGAATAATTTCCTACACTCTGTTCCGTATGGTGTCTTAACACTAGGTACTTGACCGATGTTAGGGTGGGAATGAGAGCATCTACTAGAGATTGAACCCATTGTATTAACTGATCCGTGAATCTTACCATTCTTTTCATGATGTAGCCACGCATGTTTCCCCTCTGATAATTGAGCTATTAGTTTATTCACACCAAATGCCTCAGCCATTAACTTTGCTTCTGGATAAGGTAGTTTAGATAATATCTGCTCGTCCACCTTTGGCTCATTGGTTGGAGTAAAGTCTTTAGGCTTCCAACCTCTTAACTCTGTTAGTCTCTTAGCTATATGTTTACGTGAGTTAGGATTGAAGTCAACAATCTTTATCTTATTATACTTACCATCCTTCCTTGAACCTTCATCAACTATCCAAGAACCAAAGACTTCTTTTAATTTCTTTTGTAAGTCATCTCGTTTATCTGCTAACTCTCCGTAAAGTTTAGAGGCTTGTTCAACATCAAAAGGAAATCCATTTTCAGTTTGCTTTAAACATATTCTGTGGATGTCATGTTCTAGTTGTATTGATTCTTCTGGAAACTTTGCTTCAAGTAGTTTACAGTATAACTTATAGTTAAGTTGTACATCATTCTCACAATACTCAACCATCTCAGGACTGAACTCTGTGAACTCTGTGAACTCACCCTTTCCAAAGTTTAATCTCTGACCCCACGACTTAAGTGAATGTCTACCGTACTGGTCTTTATCAATAGCTTGATTATTAAAATCTCTCTTAGCTCTGTCAGGATAGATTAACCTAGACCACACTAATGTATCTCGTATAAGCTGTGTAGACTTAGGTTCCCATTTGAAAAACGATTTTAAGGCTAAAAGGTCAAAACCTAAAATGTTGTGTCCTATAATCGTGTCAAAATTTTTTAGCAAAAATAGTCCGTCTACTATTTCCTCTCCTGTGAAGGAGGTCATTTCATCTTTTTCTATATCATATAAAACCATGCAATGTACTTTGGTAAACTCCTCTAAGAGTCCATCAGTTTCTATATCAAATATACATGTTCTCATCTTCACCCCTACTTAAATCTTCTACCATTGCTATTATTGAGTCTAAACACAGTTCACAAAATGTAACTGGAATAGAACCGAGCATACCTTGTACTCCTTCACCTATCAATTCAGAATCTTGTCCACAAATAGAGCAGGTATCTGTATGTAATGAATCAAACACTTTCATCAGAACACCGAACTATCACCAGACCAACTCTCAGTATCTTCCTCCTCATCAAAAGGAATCTCATCAAGTGGTACTTCAGTCAGTCTTCCGGTTTTGTGGTTATAATCTAATTCACATGCTATACCTGTTTCTCCTGTCCATCTGTTTTTTAGTACTCTAACTGTGGTACGGTCAGGATTATCACCTTGTTGATCCCTCTCACAGCCAATAACTATATCAGAAAGTTGTCCAATTGCGGCAGATCCTCTCAACTGCGCCATACTAGTTTGAGCACCATCTTCATGTCCTTTGTTACCTTGTGGTCTTTTAAGGTGTGACACAAGTACAAGCCCACAATTAACTTCTTCAACTAATCCACGTAGTTTAGTCATTAAGTTATCAATGGTTCTCCTCTCATCACCTTCTTCGATACCTGAGACAACGATAGACAAGTGGTCTAATATTATAAAGCTACACCCACATGCTGTCACCATGTACCTAATCTTGGATAGAAGGTTGTCACCTTCAAGTGAACCCCAATGATCGTACATGAATATGTTACCAGTATTCAGAGTATTATCGAATGCTTCTTTAAACTCCTCATCTGTAACTTCTACAGTACCTAGATGTAAAGGTTTATTCAGGTGTAGACCCATAAAACCAAGTCCAGTACGTTTATTGGACTCTTCTAGTGCTATGTAACCTATTGTTTCCTCTTGGTTAAGGATGTGGTTTGCTACTTCTCTACATACCTGAGACTTTCCTATTCCTGCTCCTGCTGTTATAGTAACAATCTCACCTCTCCGCATACCAAGTGTCTTTTTGTTTATCCCTTCATACGGATACTGACAGGATGCCATTGAGTCTTCTGCACTAACTATATCCCACAAATCCTTTCCATTAACAATTCCGTCTGGTCTGTAGACTTTAGCTTGCCAAATGCAATCTATTAACTCTCTAACCCTACCTTTAACTAACATCTCGTTAGCATCCTTCAAAGGTAGTTTAGCTATCTTAGCTTTACCCGGTGGTAAAACTTGAGCACATTCACGAGAAGCTTTAATACCCGGATCATCACTATCAAAACAAAATATGACCTCATCATACCCATTAAGTAATTCTATACTCTTACGGATAGCTTTTGAAGCTCCTGCTGACCCATTTGGAATGGAGTAGACAGGCCACTTATTACCTTGAGACTGAGAAACGGATAGTGCATCAATTTCACCTTCACAAACTATAGCTTTCTTTCCTTTACCTGACCATAAATGTTGACCATATAAACCAGCTTCCTTTATATCACCTCTGGTATGAAAGTCTTTATTACGAAATCTAATCTTCTGTGCTACTCTCTGTCCACTTGAGTCTTTATAGTTTGCTATCTGTACTGGTTGTCCTGCAACCTCACCTATACAGTAGTCCCACTTCCTACACGTTTCCAAAGAAATACCTCGTGCACTTAGATTTGTCACTTCACCTTCAACAAAATCCATATTTTTTTCTCCCCTTTGTAATAGTACTTTTTGTTCACCGCCTTCAGCTTTTTCTCTGTAGTTACATCCAAAACAGAAGGCGTGTCCGTCATCATAACGTGCTAGATTGTCACGAGATCCGCACTCTGGACACGGCTCATGCTGTATGAACTCACTATCCTCATGTGTGTGATCCATCAGTGCTCCAACTTTTCTCACCGTCTTTACTATCTATAGTAATAGAACCTACGTATGTAAAACCTACAGCATTTAAAAATGTGTGGAAGTTCTCTAAAACATCTTGTATAGAGTAACTCTCAAAAGAAATCGTAGTTTCTTTAGTTGTTATCTTTCTCCATTCATCACTTGATTTATAAGTAAACCCGTAATGTTCTTTAATTTCATCTTTATCTGGAATATCCAAAACTTCTTTTAGATCTTCTTTAGTTACCATTATTTCCCCTTTAGTTTTCAACCCAAACACCTGATCCACCAACCTTACGCATTAGTTGGAGACCAGTGTTATCTTCATTTACCAGCCACCATTCACCTACATCAAATGCTGGACAATTTGTACCGCCTAAATCACTGTGTCCTACTACTTTTGCGTTAGGGTGCATGTGTTTTAGAGTTTTAATTAATATAAATAAAGATTCTAACTGTTTAGTGGAGTAGTTAGAACTAACTTCACCTTTGTTATCTAATCCACCAGCTAAACATATACTAACAGAATCTAAATCATGCTCCTTGGTGTGTGCTCCTACTTCATTAATATTACGTCCTACTTCAATTTTACCATCACGTTTTACAAAAAAGTGATACCCAATTTTAAGTAATCCCTTTTTACGGTGCCACTCATCTACAGTCCTAATACTTATATTTGCAGTAGATTTCGTATTAGTAGAGTGAACTACTATGTAATTAGTTTCTTTTCTTCTTGTCATTCTTTAATGTCCATTCGTGAGGTATTATCTCCTCTGAGTAAAGGAAGTTGTATTTCTCACACCAGTTAGCACATGTCAGTTTAGAACCTTGAACACGGCTATTAATATTAGAAAATACGAACCTCACATCTAACTCAGGATGTTGTTTCTGTAATGCTCTATGTTTCCTTTGGTCTTTATACCTAAAGTATCCTTTTGCTTCAATTATAACACCATTGTCTAACACAAAGTCTGGCTTATACTTATAGTCAACAGTATAAGCAACGGACATTGGCTCATACTCAAATTTACATTTACGTTTTGTTAAGTTGTCCGCTATCCGTTGCTCAAGACCAGATCTAAAAGTCACCAGATTTTTCCTCTTCTTCAAAGGCTTGACCTTCTTCAGTCTCGTTGTTACCTTCCTCAACGATGACTTCGTACTCATCTTCTACATCGAATACATCGTCTGCGTTACCACTCGCAACGTATTCAACTAGCTTCAGAACTTGAACCATACGTAACCTTAGTTGTACACCAAGTGATGTACCGTGTTCGTATGGTGCAATCTCATAAGCCACACGGCCTATACTACCATTACCAACTTTTACAGTAGAAGGTATTGGCTCGTTTTTCGGCCCGACAACCACAGGTCTTTGTGTGAATGTCTGTCCGGTACGACCGTTTGTACCAGATGCTTTTAATTTGAAGTGAAACTCTATTCCTTCCTCCATACCTTCATCATCAAGTGAAACTTTGTATGGAAGGTACTCTTGCCACTTCTTTGCTGACTTCTGTTGACACTTCTTCTTCCATTCAGAGTGTGCGGTATCAACAGTTTTCTGCATATCTTCAGCTTCAGCACCACTAAGCAGTACTTTAACATGGTACTGGCCTTCAGCTTTATATGTTGTATCAGCCTCCATTATATGAGGCCAACGGAACTCCCCCTTTGGAGTTACTGGATACTTTCCTGCCATATTTTCCTTTCGTGTGTGTGTTTATGTTTGTGTTGAACCTAGAATGTCCATATTTAAGAGAAGAAGTATTCAGAGTCTAGAACTCCCATTATATCAAGGTCTCCACGATCAGGTGGTTCCTCAATTTCTGGAATCACATCAATCACCTCATCATAGAAATCAGTGAGTACATCAGTTTTTGAATACATGTCTACAAAAGACTCTCTTATTGCATTCGCCATTCTTGGAACAAAATGTGCATGTACTCCGTATGAGTCGTGCACTACAGAAAAATCCTTTATACCTTCCTTTATACACCTGTTAATAGTTAGTGTGAGTGCGGTTGCATCCATACTATGTACAAAGTTAGGTGACACGCCATTGATTGATCTTCGCCTGTCTAAATTTTCTGTCTCCTCTAATACAGAGGGTTTAATGAGTACATTGTCAATATGGGTTGTTATCCTTCGTGGTTTCATACTCTTGTATATTTGTTGAACCACAAATCCTGAAGGAGTCTCCCATATTATAGGTAAGTTCTTCTCACTCATCTTTCTACCTATATCTTGAAGCCATGACATAGCTTCTCTTGACTTAACAACTACTTCTCCAATAGCTTCCCATACATGTTTACCTACGTACAGTGAGGCTTCATATACATGTTCTCCAAATGGGTTTTGGTTTGGATTAGTCAGTATCTTAACATCCATCGCATCTTCTACGTACGCTCTACAACTGAAACGTGTGCCACCATAAGGTACCACCATCACAGGTCTCTTAGTTATCTTACGGTCTATACCAAAGGATAACCACTCTTTAGAGTAGGGTACCCCATGTTTAGCATCCTCTTGTACCCTCTCCAGTACCACATCCGCAACTAACTGGTATATATCTTGAGGTACCTTCTCTGGTGTTAGATTAGTAGCCTTACCACCTATTGTGTCACGTAGCATAGCTGAGAAGTGTTGGAGTCCATTGTTTGACCCATCTAAACAAATAGGTATACGAGACATGAAACCATAACCTTCTTCACTAAACTTAGACCACTCCATACACCATGCTAAGAAAGTCCAAGGTTCATCTGCTTTAGTCCACCACCTAAAGTTAAGTGGTTCTCTAGCAGATTGTTTAATGTTATCAGTGTTTTCTAAAGCCCACGCTACTCTGTCCTTGAATGAAACCTTATCATATCCGAATGAGTTTGCTCCATGTACACCAAAGTAATCCCTTTGTTCCTCATTATT